CGTTGCGCCAGTCTTTTTCATCTACCCGCGAATTAGCCTAAAAAACACGATATATCACAACTATGGCCCCACGTGGACGAAAACCCAAGCCGACTGCGTTGAAGAAATTGCAGGGCAATCCCGGCAAGCGAAAGCTGAAGACCAAGTCGGAACCGAAGCCCCCGACCACTAAGCGCACGGTTGAAGCGGTGGATCTGTCGAAAGATAATAACCTGGCAGCGGACTTCGTTGCCAAATATCGACCGACATTGCAGGCATTGGGGCTGTTGACTGATGTCGATGATCCGGCCATTGAGATGGCCGCGCGCCACTACAGTCTCGCGATCAAAGCCTATGAGGAAGTGGAGCACGATGGTCTGACCGTGATGGACGATCACGCGCAAGAGCGCAAGCATCCACTGCTCCAAGTGTTTCGCGATAATTCGCAAGCGTTCAAAGGTTGGATCACTGAGTTTGGCATGACGCCCTCTTCCCGTGCGCGATTGGCTATCGACGAGGCCGATCAGTTATCGATCTACGAGCGGTCCTTAGAAGAGAAATTGTTCGGAGACAAGGCCCGTGTGGTCGAGGTCTCCGAACCGGAGAAGTATGATTGATGACTTCCACGTGCACGATTACGTGCGTGGTGTGCGCTCGGGTAAGATCGTCGCGTGTCATTGGGTTAAAGCGGCCGTCGAGCGGCACGTGTCCGATCTGCGCAACGGTCATGAGCGCGGCCTGTACTTCGATGAGGCGGCTGGCCACCGCGTTTTAGAGTTCTTCTCACTGCTCCAACATAGCAAAGGTAAATGGGCCGGCACGCCGATTGTCCTGGAGCCGTGGGAGCAGTTTATTTTGTGGGTGGTTTTCGGCTGGAAGAAGTCGAACGGCACCCGGCGCTTCAAGACGGCCTACCTTGAGATCGCGCGCAAGAATGGCAAGAGCACGCTGGCCGCCGGCGTGGGCTTATATCTGCTAATGGCCGATGGTGAGAAAGGCGCTGAAGTCTTTAGCGCGGCAACCAAGTTAGACCAGGCGAAGATCACGTGGATCGAAGCGGCCCGGATGGCGCGCAAGTCGCCGATGCTATCGAAGCGCGTGACCATCTTCGGCGATAAGAATCCAAAGGCGTCGGCTTGCTCCATCAGCCTGCCCGGCACGGCCAGCAAGTTTGAGCCGCTGGGCAGCGATGCCAACACGACAGACGGCCTCAACGTTCATGCCGCGATCGTCGATGAGATTCACGCCCATAGAAATGGCGAACTGTGGGACGTGCTGGAAACGGCCACCGGTGCGCGCGAGCAGCCGCTGATCTTCGGGGTGACAACGGCCGGGTTTGATCGCGCGACGCTGTGCTTTGAGTTAAACGAGCATACCCAGAAGATTCTCGACGGCGCGGATGTGGATGATGCTTTCTTTGGCATCATCTTTACGCTCGACAAAGACGACGATTGGCAAGATGAAACGGTCTGGATTAAGGCCAATCCGAATCTAGGCGTCTCTAAGAAGATCGAGGATCTGCGCGAAAAGTCCGAACGCGCCAAGCAGATGCCCAGCCGCTTGAATGCCTTTCTGCGGCTGGAGTTGAACATCTGGACGCAGAGCAGCGTCAAATGGATACCGTGGGACGATTGGCAGCAATGCGGTCACGCGGTCGAGTGGGACAAGCTGATCGGGCGTAGATGTTACAGCGGATTGGACCTGTCGAGCACATTGGACATCACCGCGCACGTGTTGGTCTTTCCGCCCGAGGCCGAAGGCGATAAGTACATCGTGCTGCCGCGCTTCTGGATCCCGGAAGACAATCTGCGCCAGCGGGTGCATGATGATCGTGTGCCGTATGATGCGTGGCTGCGCGCGGGCTGGATCATGGCGACGCCCGGCAACGTGGTCGATTATGAATGGATTTTCGCCGACATCGACGACGACGCCCACGACTATGATCTGCAAGAGGTGGCCTTTGACCGTTGGGGCGCTTCGCGCGTGGTCACGGTCCTGCAAGAGAAGGGTCTGACGATGGTGGAATTCGGTCAGGGATTTGCGTCGATGAGTCCACCAATGAAAGAGTTGGAGCGGCTGATCCGCACGCACGAATTAGAGCATGGAAATAATCCGGTGCTGACGTGGATGGCTGATAATCTGGTAGCGCGCCAGGACCCGGCGGGCAACATCAAGCCCGATAAGGACGCGAGCCGCGAAAAGATCGACGGCATGGTCGCGCTCATCATGGCGCTCGATCGGGCGATGCGTCATCAAGGCGGCGGCCAGAGCGTGTATGCTAAACGCGGCTTGATTGGAGTGTGAGATGACCAACTATTTGCGCGATGTATAGCCCGGTGTGGTGGCGCGCCGTTATGATTCGGGCGGACACATGATCGCTTTAGTGGTGATGGACATCGAAGTCTTGGGGGAATTGCTGCGCATTCCGAAGGGCCACGCGCTCACGCGCGATCAAACGCTGGCCTATCCCGGCGACGTGCAGCACGTTTTTCGCCACGGAGAGACCAGCGGGAGCGGAACCTATGAGCCTGACACGCAGTAGCAAACGAGCGATCAAGGCGCGGCACGATCGCGCCGCTGCCAATCAGACGATGCTCGTCACAACCGACGAAGCGCAGATGCTGCTGCGCCTGCGCCAGTTGGCCAATGCCCACGTCGTCGAGGCGCGGGTGGCGCTCCCCGATTTGAAAGTTGAAACAGTTGACAGTCGTGCTATAATGAGTGTGTTACACGGTAACGTGTAAGCGCTTCGGCGCGACGCAATGAGAAACGGCTGGGGCGTCACGTAGGACGCCTGGACACTCGGCGCGATTCCCTCTTCAGGGCGTCGCGCCGTTTTATTTCCCGTTACGGGAGCACAATGGCAAAGCCCAACTTTGAGATCATATTTAATATCGAACCGATCTGCAAAGTTCATTGCATCGCATCGAACTGCGTGCATAACTTGTGGATGCTGGGCGAGATGGCTTGCAACCTGAAGCATATAGACATCTCAGCCGACGGGCGCTGCCTGGCCTTCTTGCCTCGTCCGTCGAAAGAGCAGGGCGATGATGGATCGCTATGACTTGCTGGCCATCATCGGGCTGCTCTTCCTGTCCATCGGCTGCGCGCTGATTTATGCGCCGCTGGGCTTGATCGTGGCGGGCATCGGCATCATGGTGCTGGCCGCCCTGGGTGCGTCCTACGCCAGCGGCCAACGTAGCGCGCCGCAGACTGGGCCGCAAGCCACTCGCAAGGACATTGATCGCTAATGGGCATCTTGACCAGCGCCTTCAACCCCATGCGCCGCGCTGAGCTAAACGAATCCACGGCGCGCGGCTTGATCGAGGCCATGCGCAACGGTAACGGCGGTTCGGTGGCGGGCGTGCCGGTGACGGCCGACAGCGCCATGAGCGTGGCCACCGTCTTCGCGTGTGTGCGCGCTCTGGCCGAATCCTCCGCGATGCTGCCGCTGATCCTATATCAGCGCGTGGGCCGCAATAAGCAGCGCGCCACCGATCACCCGCTGTATACCCTGCTGCACGACGCCCCCAATGATGAGATGACCAGCGCGCAGTTGATCGAAGCGATCATGGCGAATGTCGTTTTATGGGGCAACGGCTGCGCCCGCTTGGTCATCGACAACACCGGGCAAGTCCGCGAGATGTGGCCGCTCTTGTCGCGTTATCTCACCATCGAGCGCAGCAACGGCCAATTGATCTACAAGTACAGCGCGCCCGATCTGCGGCAGACCTTTCAACGGCATGAAGTCTTCCATGTGCCGGGCCTCACCTTGAACGGCCTGACCGGCTTGAGTGTTCTGGGCTACATGCGGCGCGCCATCGGCATGGGCCTGGTGCTGGAGACGTTTGGCGAAAAGTTCTATGAGAATGGCGCACGGCCCGGCGTGGTGTTGGAGCATCCCGGCAAGTTGGGCGCGGATTCTGCCAAGCTGCTGCGCGATTCGTGGGAAGAGCGCTACGGCGGGGCAAACAACGTCAACAAACCGGCCGTGCTGGAAGAGGGCATGAAGGTCAACACCTTTGGCATGCCGATGGAAGATGCGCAGTTTTTGCAGTCGAAGAAGTTTCAGGGCGAAGAGATCGCGCGGGCCTTCCGGGTGCAGCCGCACATCGTCGGCATCATGGATCACGCGACGTTCACGAATATCGAGCATCAAGGTCAAGAGTTTGTCACCTACTCGCTGGGGCCGTGGCTCAATCGCATCGGCAAGCGCGTATCGTTGGATCTGCTCTTCGCCGATGAACGCTCGACCTACTTCGCAGAATTTCTGACATCGGCGTTACTACGCGGCGATACCACGGCGCGGTATGCGGCCTATGCCAGCGGCATCAGCGCGGGCTGGCTGACACGCAACGAAGCGCGCGTGGCTGAAAACATGAACGCCAGCGACGCCGCGCTTGATGAGTATTTGCAGCCGTTGAACATGACCACGGCGGGGAGTGCAGCATGATAAACGAAACGTGGGCCATTCTGCCAGAAGTCTTTGAAGCGATGCAGGCTAGATTGAAGTTGTATTTCAACGGGTCTGCAAATGTAACACATCCGGGCAAGAGCGGCGACGTTGGTTTATATGCCGTCACTAAGCCCGGCCCCAAGAGCGGGCGCGTGGCGATGATCTCGCTCATGGGCAGCATCACTCGGCGCGGATCGTTGTGGTCGGACTTCTTTGGCGGGGCTACTGTGGACGGCCTAATCAGCGCGCTGCGCAACGTGGCCGCCGATGACGGTATCAGCACCGTCTTATTGAATATTGATTCGCCTGGGGGCACGGTAGACGGTTTGCCGGAACTGGCCTCCGAAGTGCGCAAGTTGCGCGACAGTAAGCACGTCGTCGCGATTGCCAACAGCCTGGCCGCCAGTGCGGCCTATTGGGTGGCGTCACAGGCCGATGAGATCGTGGCGACCCCCGAAGCGATGGTCGGTTCGATCGGCGTTTTCACGGTGCACCTGGACTACTCCGCGATGATGGAGCAGGACGGCGTCAAGGCGACGTTTATTCAGGCGGGCAAGTACAAGACCGAAGCGAATCCCTATCAGCCTTTGACCGAAGAGGCGCAGCAGCATCTGCAAAGTTTGGTCGATGAGGCTTACGGCCTATTTGTCGCCGACGTGGCGAAAGGCCGGGGCGTTACGGCCGCGCAAGTCCGATCGGATTACGGCCAGGGGCGCGTGCTCACTGCTAAAGACGCGAAGGCCGCGGGCCTGATCGATCGCATTGCGGGCTATCAGGAAACAATCGCGCGGTTGACGGGTCTAAAGGCAGACGACGAAACGCCTGAAATTGAGGCAGAGACACCCTCACCCCAACCCTCTCCCATAGGCGAGGGCGAAACAGTAGGCAACAGCCTGGCGGCGAAGCGCCTCCGGCTTGAATTGCTGGAAAAATTCTAGAAGGAGTTTGCAATGGACAACGTGCGTGAGTTGATGCACCAACGCGCGGCGCTTGTCAGCCAGGCCCGCGCGATCGTGGATGTGGCTGAAACGGCGAATCGTAATTTGACGGCCGATGAAGAGAAGCAGTATGCCGATCTCACCAGCCAGGCCGATACCCTGTCCAAGCGCATCGAGCGCCAGCAGCAATTGTCGGCGATGGACGGCGGGCAGCCGCAGCCGGAAACCAACCGGCCCGATCCAATGCTGGGCATGGGCCAGCGCGACGTGGAGCGCTATTCATTCACGCGCGCGCTGCTGGCGCAAGCCTCTCGCAATTGGCGCGGCGCGGAGTTGGAGCGCGAAGCCAGCGAAGCCACCGCGAAGGCCCTGGGCCTGACGGCACAAGGTTTCTTTGTGCCGGCGGATGTGCTGGTCAGTCGCAACCTGGCGCGCGTTCAGACGCCGCGCGGCTGGCAATATCAGCCTTTGCGCGCGGACATGACCAAGACCCCGGCCACCGCGGGCGGCAACCTGATCGCCACTGATCTGCTGGCGGCTTCGTTCATCGAGTTGCTGCGCAACCGCATGATGGTGCAGGCTGCGGGCGCGACGATCCTGGGCGATCTGGTGGGCGATGTGGCGATCCCGCGGCAGACCGGCGGAGCGACGGCCTATTGGGTGGCGGATAACATCGACATCACGGCTGAAAGCACGCCGACGGTCGGGCAAGTCAGCCTGACGCCCAAGACGGTGGGCGCGTATACCGACATCAGCCGCAAGTTGCTGAAGCAGTCCAGCATCGACGTTGAAAACTTCGTGCGCGCTGATTTGAGCGCGGTACTCGCGCGCGCGATCGATCTGGCGGCCATCCACGGCGCGGGCGGCGGCACGGAGCCGACGGGCATCCTGGCCACCAGCGGCATCGGCGCGGTCTTCGCGGGCGGCGCGGCGGCCATCGGCGACAACCCCAACGGCGCGGCGCCGGTGTGGGCGGACATCATCAACGCGGAAACCGAAGTCGCCATCGACAACGCCGACATTGGCACGCTGGCCTATATGACCAACGCGCGCATGCGGGGCAAGCTCAAGCAGACGGCGAAGTATGCGGGCACGGACAGCCAGACGATCTGGCAGCCGGGAACGGAGCCGTTGAATGGTTACATGGCGCATGTGACCAATCAGGTCAGCAGCGCGTTGACCAAGGGCGCGGGCACCGGCCTGAGCGCGTTGATCTTTGCGAACTGGGCAGATCTGTTGATGGGCATGTGGGGCACGCTGGATATTCTGGCGGACCCGTATACCGGCGACGTGGCCGGGCGCGTGCGCGTCATTGCGCTGCAAGACGTGGACATCGCCGTACGGCATGCCGAATCGTTTGCGGCCGGCGTGGACTTCAACACGGCCTAGTGTTGTCAGCGTGAGCGAAGCGAAGGGTTCGATTCTTCGCTTCGCTCAGAATGACATCTCACCAGAGGATAACACCATGAAGACCAAACTGTTAGTAACCATGATCGTGGCGGGGTTGATGTTGACGGCGGTGCTGGCGGCCCTGCCGTTGAGCAGTGCGACGGCTGCGCCGGCAGACGCGCCACAGGCCGCGCTGAAGAACACCAAGACCGTGCTGCTCTACAGCGGCAACGGCATCACCGAAGCCAAAACCGGCAGCGCGGTGTATACCGGCGGCTATGCGTCGGCTGAATGTTATTCGATCGTCGATGTGACCAGCGCGCAAACCGTGACGGCCATCATCAGTCATAGCGCGGATGCGACCAACTGGGTGACGTGGAATACATATGCAGCAGTCAGCGCCGACGGAACCTCGTTCACGACCACCGTGCCCTATGGCCTGTACTTCCGCGCCAGCGTGACGCTGGGCGGTTCCAATGCCGTCACGCCGACGATCCGCTGCGTGTTGAAGGATTAAGAACACCCTTCCCCCTAACGCCTCTCCCAATGGGAGAGGGGCATGTCCGCAGAAATGAGGCAGCATGAAGATTCAACTGACGCGCAATACCGTGGTCGCAGGGAAGATGATGGGCGTGGGTGACATTGTCGAGACGGGCGACGACACGGGCCGTTTGCTGGTGCTCATGGGCAAAGCGGTAGAAGTCTTTGCCGGGGTTGACGTTGGCGCTCAAAGCGGTGATACCACAATCGTGGCCAAGTTACCAGCCGATGACGATATTGAGCAGGCAGTCGAGAAACTGATCGAGATGGCTGCGCCACCCCCGACTCGACGCACCCAAAAGGCAAAGGGCGGTAAGTAGATGGACGGCAAGGTGCGGATTATCACGCCCCCGTTGTTTGAGCCGATCAGCCTGGCCGAAGCGAAGCAGCAATGCCGCATCGCGCCCGGCTTCACGGATGAAGATCTGCTCATTGCGGGCTACATCAGAGCGGCGCGCGAGTATTGCGCCGGGCTGGATTGGCGCGCCTACTGCACGCAAACGCTGGAACTATGGCTGGATGAGTGGCCGTGCGATGACGAGATCGAGATTCCACGGCCACCCTTGCAGAGCGTGGCCAGCGTGAAGTATTACGACATCAACGATGTGGAGTATACGCTCTCCCCGGAGATCTATTACGTGAACACCATCAGCGAGCCGGGCGAAGTGCATTTGCGTGGCTACAATATGTGGCCGACGACCGTGCTGCGCGACTATAACGCGGTGTGTGTGACGTTCACGGCCGGGTGGACCACGCCGGAACTGGTGCCCGAGACGATTCAACAGGCGATGCGCTTAGTGGTGGGGCACTTTTACGAGAATCGCGAAGACACGCAAAGCGGCACGGTCAATCGGGCCATTGAGATGGGCGTGCAGTCGCTGCTTCAGATCGAGCAGCGGAAGACGTATTAGACATGACGAAAGTGCTGGTCTTTACGCCGACATGGGAGATCGAGGGCGGGCTGGCCATGCGGCCCGAATGTGAGAATACCGTCTTTATGCAGGACATCGACGGCACGCTGGATCATCACATCGGCCGCGTGAACCCCTTCCCGATCGGTGATCACCGCAATGTGCTGGCGCAATACCAGATCATTCAGCGCGAGTTTTTGCAGGGCGATTGGGACGCGCTGCTGACTTTTGAGCACGATCACCTGCTGCCCGATACGGATGCAGTGCAGCGGCTGATTGACACCGGCGGCGATGTGGTCTATGCGCCATACTTGCTGCGCTCGTCGCGCACGTTGAGCCTATGGCAATGGCTGCCGAATGGCAAGATCGGCGCGAGTCTAAGCGGCTATCCGCGTGAGTTGGCACAGGCCCGATCGGAAAACATCTGGCGCGTGGCGGGTGTGGGCTTTGGCTGCACGCTGATGCGTCGGCGCGTTCTGGAAATGATCGCCTTTCGTGAAACCGGCCCGCGCGATCCCTGCCCCGATCTGGCCTTTGCGCAGGACTGCGCGCGGCTGGGCTTCATCAGCCTGGCGCGGCTGGATGTGCCGGTCTCGCACTGCGATAACGAAGAGTGGCTGATGCCGTTTGAGGATGACGTGGCACGCTTCGAGCACATGGCCCCGCTCGATTGGCGCGAGGCTCTCCAATGACACTGGCCGCCTATTTGGAATGGTACGAGCATTAACATGCAAGCAGGACAATTGCGCCACCGGGTGCAGCTCACCACCAAAACCGTGACACGCGGCACCAACGGCGAAGAGATCGTGACGTATCCCGTCACGGCGACGCTATGGGCAAATGTGGAAGTGGTAGGCGGCGGAGAGACGATCGCTCAGCAGCAGGCTGCGGCCACGCTCACGCACCAGGTCACGATTCGGTATTACAGCGGACTGGAACCGACAATGCGGCTGAACTGGCTGCGGGGCGATGGCACGGCGCGCACGCTGGTCATCACTGCGCCGCCGATCGAAGACGCCACGCGGCGGCAGATGATCTTGAATTGCAGCGAGTTGGTTTAACGGAGGTCGAGATGGCGAAGAGCGTCAAGATGAAGAGCGCGACGATCAGCAATGCGGCGAAGGCCATCAGTCACGCCGATTTTGGTTGGGCCACGGGCGATCTGGACAAGTGCAGCGCGGCCTGGATCAGCAGCACGCAGGGCGTGCGCTACACCTTCGATGGCACTGACCCCACCACCACGCTGGGGCATCCCATTGCGTCTGATGGCACGATCTACATTCCCGATGCGCGCTTAATCCGGGCGATTAAGTTTATTCGCACCGGCGGCAGTGACGCGGCGGTCACGGTCTCATTGTTGGCAGAGTAGAGGCGGTATGGGCAGATTGCGCTTGATTCCTGATCCGGTTGCTAGGCTTGGGCAGGGCTTGCAAGTCTTTAGTGCCGGGCTGACCTATTTGCAGCGCGTGCAGGCGTTGTCGCCGATCGCTTACTGGCCGCTGAATGAACCGGCGGGCACGTCGGGAGCGGGCAGCGTGCTGGATTATAGCGGCAATGCGCGCCATGCCACGCCGACATCGGTCACGTTTGGCGCGACGGGCATCGGCGACGGCAACACGGCGGCCACCTTCAACGGGTCTAGTTCACTAATTGATGTGTATTCTGTGTCGTTATTTGCGAGTGCCTTCACTCTTGATACCGGATCGATCATTGCTTGGGTTAAGGGCGATCCTCAAACAGCGCGGATATTAAACTTCGCACAGTCGAGCGGCAATCAAATTTTGATCGAGAGATCTACCACTGGAATAAATTTCTATCGGATGGGGGGCGGCACGCTGGTTTCTACCGTAACGACAACCTTCAGCGCGCTTGCACCAATTGCAATGACCTGGAGTGTCGCAGCCGATCAGTTAATTGGCTATGCAAATGGAACGCCTGTCGCGCCAACCACGGGATTGGTGTCAAGTTCAACGGCTTTGACCCTGGCAAAACTAGGCAGCCATTTCAATGGTACGCCATTTTTCTTTGCAGGCACGATAGCACATGTGGCCTGTTTCAATTATGTTTTAAGCTCGGCACAAATTGCATCGCTGGCGGCGATCTGATGCCTAACATTTATGCTTCGCCCTATTTTATCGACCGGACCTTTCAGCGCAAAGGCATCTACGACATCCGCGACTATGGCGCGGTGATCGACGGCGTTACCGATGACAGTGCGGCCGTTATTGCGGCGATTGCGGCCTGCGTGGCTGGCGGCGGCGGCACGGTGTTCTTTCCGGTCGGTCGGACGCTGGTCAACAGCCAGATCGTTATACCGCATGACACCATTGTGCCATTACGTGCGCCACATCAGCGCCCAATCGTGTTTGCGGGCGCGACGCATTACATTAACGGCCAAAGCGATGGACTTGGGACTGGCGGCAGCCGGTTGCTGCTCAACTATCAGGGCAGTGGCGATACCAACGACGCCAAAATTTGCACCTATGGACTTGCCTCATTTACGCTGCGCCAGATCATTTTGCAAGACACCACGGCGGGGCCTAGCGAAACGCCGTTTCTCTACACGACTAACACCACGCTCAAGATTGATGATACGGTCTCGATCTTGGGAACGACGGCCGGACTGACCTGCCAACAAGATGGCATCGTCCTGGGTGGCAAACTGAAGGGCGGCGACTTTGCCAGCACCGATGCGCCGTTTCAGGGTTACGGCACGACGATCGAGGGCACGTACTTTAACAACTTGCGGCGGGCGGTTTATGGCCGATCGTATTGTTCACAGATCATCGTGCGCGGTTGCTTCTTCGATAAGGGCTGCGGGTCTAATCTGGCCGATGGCGCGTGCGTTGAATTTGACGGCAGTTTCAACTACAACACAGAGCCAGCACCCAACCCGCTCAACTTTATCGAAGACAACTATATCGAAGTAATCAACTATGTGTATGGCATCAAGTTGATCCGATGTGCTTACACCACAGTACGCGGCAACGGCTTTCAGGATGGGCAGACGGGCGCGGTGTTTGTGGCCGGTGTGCGGGTGGAGTTGTCTACCCACAACTATATTCATGACAACTTTTGTACCAATACCATCACTGTGTCAGAAGATGCCGGTTCGCTGCACCAAAATGATACAAGCGGGCCACTAGAAACAAGCCGATTTATAAATGATATTGCTTTGAATGGCAGCATCGTCGAGTCGATTCCACTGGGCGCGCATGTCACATTCAATACCTACTCAATTCCATATGCGACCCTAACGAAAGTAGCCTATACGATCGAGCGATTCGATACCGATCAGATTCATGATAACTCGACTAATAATACTCGTTTGACCTGCCGCCATGCCGGGTATCATCTGATCAACTATCGCATCATGTGGGACACCTCAACCGCCGATCGTCGGCAAGTCATTATTCTTAAAAACAATACTACTAATATCATTATCGATGAGCAAGGCCCAAATGCTTCTGGCCAACTTACTCAAAGCGGCTCAACGCCGGTATACCTCGATGTTGGTGATTATGTGGAATTGCAGGTATATCACACACAGGCCGGCGGTTTGAACATCATGGGAAACGACTCGTCAGAGTTTAGCATGATGAGGCTAGTATGACCTACACGCTGGATTATTCGCTTAATATCGGCGTCACCGGCCTAAGCGATTTGCGCGCTCAACTGGTGGATACCGCAGGTTCCAACAGCGGCAGCGCCATCAGCACGGGATTTGCGGAGATCGGCAGCGGCTGCTATCTGTGGCATTATGCTGGATTCGCGGATGGTTTCCGGGGCGGCGTGAAGTTCTATCGGTTGGCTGCGCCGTCCACCGTGCTAGCCTTCGCGGCCATCAATCCTGAAGAAGCGGAAAGCGTCTGGACGCAAAGCCCGCGCACGCTCACGCAGAGCGCGGCCAGCATCGCGGCGGCGGTGGCGGGCAGTGCCATCACCATCCATCGCGGCGACACCACCAGCATCGCCATCACCGGCCTGGGAAACATCAGCGCGCGCACGAAGTTGTGGTTTACCGTTAAGCGCAATGCGGCCGAAGCCGACAGCGCGGCCATTGTGCAGGTGACTGAAGCGGGCGGCCTGATTACGCTAAACGGCGCGGCGGGCACAACGGGCGATGGCGCGATCACGATCGACGACGCGACGACGGGCAACATCACAATCACGCTCAAAGCGTCCTCCACGGCGCTGCTCAAAGTCTCGATCGGCCTACTGGCAGACGTGCAGATGCTCACGGCATCCGGCGTCACGACACTGGCGGAAATGTCCGTGGAAATAGCGGCCGATATTACGCTGGCGGTGAGTTGATGGCCATCGAAGAAGCGGTCAACACGCGGCTGCTGGCGGTGAGTGCGGTCACGGCGCTGGTGGGCAGCGGCACGGCAGCCCGTATCTATCCGCTGGTGATCCCGCAAGACGCGCAGCGTCCGGCGATTTCGTATCAGAAGATCAGCAGTCCCAAGACCATCAGCCATAGCGGTGACAGTAACCTGTCGCGCAGCCGGTTTCAATTCACCTGCCAGGCAGAGACCTATACCAGCGTCAAGGCGCTGGCCACGGCGGTGAGGAATGCCTTCATCGGCTATCGTGGCACGATCAGCGGAGTGCGCATCGATGGCGGTCTGGTGGAAGACGATACCGACGGCGACATTGAGATTCAATCGAATGAGGTTCTGCCGTTTGTGCGGCTGGATATTGTGTTGTGGCATAGCGAGTAACCCCCTCCCGGCCTCCCCCGCTTAATGCAGGGGAGGGGGGCGGAACACGGAGGATAGATAACATGAGTAATGCAACCAGTTCGTTTGGCACATTGTTGAAGATCGGGAACGGCGGGACCAGCGAGACATTTGCGACGATCGCGGAAGTGCGCGACATCAAAGGCCCTAATCTTAAACTAAACACGAAAGAAGTTACCAGCCATTCGTCAACCGATGGATGGAAAGAGTTCATCGGGACCTTGCTGGAAGGTGGAGAAGTAACCTTCCAGGTAAATTGGCTGCCAGCCGATGCGACGCACTCCTATAGCGCGGGCCTGGTGAAAGACCTTGTTGGGAGGACGAAGAGGAACTTTCAGATTGTGTTTCCTTCTGCGTCGCCGACTACATGGAGTTTCACGGCGCTGGTGACGGGTTTCAATCCGGGTGCACTCGTTGACGGAGAACTTCAAGGTGATGTAACGCTGCAAGTCACCGGCAAGCCGACGTTGGCATAATTTTTACGTCGCACCCGAATGCTTTTTTCGGGTACCTACTGGATGCCCGACAGAAGCATTCGGGCATGACGAGGATCAGATGCTTTTACTCTCACGTGAGCAGATTTTAGCGGCGAATGATTTGCAGTTTGAAGACGTGCCCGTGCCTGAATGGGGCGATGGGGCCTGCGTGCGCGTGCGAGGCTTGAATGCCAAAGAGCGCATCGAGATCAGCAAAAGCATCATGGGCGAAGACGGACAGGTGGACAGCGCGCTATCGCTCGATCTGACCATCATTGTGCCGTTTATGTGCATGGTCGATGATCAGGGGCGTCGGCTGTTTACGGATCAAGCCGACGTGGAACGGTTGGGCGCGAAGAGCACGGCGGCCTTACAGCGTGTGATGGACGTTGCAAAGCGTTTAAACGGACTGACCGAAGGCACGGCCAACGCTCAAAAAAAAGCCTGAGCAGATCGCCAGAGCGGCGCTTTGCCTTCCGGCTGGCGCTGGCGCTGGGTTGGCCTAACGTCGATGCGCTGCTGGAGCAGATGTCATCGACGCAGTTTGCAGAGTGGGCGGCCTATTATCAGTTGGAGCCGTGGGGGCCAGAGCGCGGAGATCTGCGGGCGGGCATCGTGGCGAGTGTGATCGCTAATACGCATCGCGACGCCAAACGCAAGATCGAACCGTTCACACCGCAGGACTTCATGCCCAACTTCGATGCGCAGCCGGTGAAGATGCAGCCCTGGCAAGTGCTGCTCGACAAGGCGCGGATGATTACAGCGGCATTCGGCGGTGAGGATTTGACACATGGCGGATAAATTCACGGCGGAAGTAGAAGGCGCGGAGCAGCTGGTCAAAGACCTGCTCAACGTCGGGTTGAACGTCAATAAGTCCGTGGTGGGGGCAGTGCGCAAGGGCGGGCGCGTGATCCGCAATCAGGCCGAAGCCAATGCGAACGGCATCAGCCAGAAGCCCGGGAAAAAAACGTCCCTGCGAGTGCGCAAGCGTAAAGGCTTCGTCGTCGGAAGCATCTTTCCGGCCAAAGGCCATGCTGAGTTGAGGCTGGTGGAATACGGCACGCCGGCGGGCTATCGATGGGCGCGCAAGGGCGGGCCGTTTGTGTTTTATGCGGGCAACAAAAAGATCGTGACGCGCATCATCAACCATCCGGGCACGGCGGCGCGGCCCTGGCTGCGCCCGGCTTTCGATACCAAAGCAGACGAGGCGGCGCGGGTGTTAGGCGACACGCTGAAAGACGCCATCGAAGCGGCGCGGATTGAAGCCGAAGGCACGGATGATTAAGTCATGCCCGAACGCGCGAAGCGTGTCGGGCATCCAGTAGTCACCCGACAGAAGCATTCGGGTGCGACGGAGTAAACGATGGGCACCCTTAGCACGATGGTGGTCAAACTTGTGGCAGAGACCGGGCCATTCGTCACGGCGATGGAAGGCGCGGCGAATAAGGCCAAAGACTTCGCGGGCACCATTGCCACGGGCGCGGCGGCCGGTGTGGCGGCCATCGGCGCGGCGATGGTGGCCAGCATCGCCAAGACTGTCGAATGGGGTGACACACTCGATTCGCTGGGGGACGTGCTGGGCACCAATGCCGATGAATCCGCAGCGCTGGCCGTGGCGATTCGAGGCGTTGGCGGAGATGTGGGAGCGATCACCGGGCAGATGGCCAAACTGGTCAACGGCCTCGACGATGGCAACGGCAAATTGAGCACCAGCGGCAAGGCATTGACCGATCTGGGCATCGCCTTCCGTGACACGAACGGCCAACTGCTCCCGGCCACGACGCTGCTGACCAGCGTTGCTGATAAACTTTCGACGATGCCAGATGGTCTGGAAAAAACCCGCATCATGACCGAACTATTCGGAAAGAGCGGCAAGGACCTGTCGGACACGATGAATGCTTTAGCCAACGGCGGGCTGGCCGCAGCCGGTGAGAAGGCGCAAGCCTTTGGCCTGGCGATCGGCGAAGACGGCGTGAATAAATCGATCGCGTTTAAGAAGGGCATGGCCGATCTGCAAATGGCTGGCGAAGGGCTGATGATTACGCTGGGCAATGAGCTGCTGCCCATTCTGGTGCCGCTCTTGCAGAAGTTCACGGAGTTCGCACAGAAGGCCATGCCAGAAGTTCGCAAGGCGATCGAGAATGTGGTGGCCTGGGTGCAGACTAATCTGGTGCCGGTGTTCAACACGTTGGGCGTGATCCTGGCCAATCCGTTTGAGTATGCGCGCACGGTGATCACAACGGTGATCCTGGACATCGAGCGCTTCTTCGTGAAATTGATCAACGGCATCATCACAGACATCAACAACGTCACCAATGAGATGGCGCGCGTTACGGGCACGACTAACGATCTATTTATACCGCTGCTTCAAGAACGGCAGATTCAGCAGGGCACGAACGGCGGTTTTGCCTACGGCATGGGCGGCGCGGGCGAGGTAACGCCGGCGGCGACGGGTAACAATGTGCAGATGGGCGGCCTGGTCATCAACCTGGCGCCGGGGCAAACGGCGGAGCAGGGCGCGCAAGCGGCGGATGCCTTTGTCCGCGCGGCGCGGGCGCAAGGGCTGATTGTCGCATGATCATCGCGCGGTTCGGTTCGACCTGGGCGGGCGCTTACGTGCTGCCGCGCGGCATGATGATCGATGACTATGGCACCGATCGCGCGCCGCTGTCCGCTCGGGTGGGGGGCCTGGACGGCGAATTTGATTTCAGCGGCGATGATGCCAATCCGATCGCGCCAATGCGCGTGAAGAAGACGGCCATCATCACGGCGACGACGTGGGCGGGCGTTGAGACGGCCCTGGACGCGCTGCGCGTGGCGCTGGTGGGCGGCGAGTCGTATCTGTGGGGAGAATGCCGAGACGGGTCGCACCGCTGGGCCTACGCCAAGTGTGTGAGCATCGGCGATGCCGACAAGGTCGGGCAGATTCTGGACTGCCCGATCGAGATCGAGTTTATTTTGCCGGAAGGCGTGTGGTACAGCGAGACGCAGCACGTCACCAACAACGCGGAAGGGTCATATACGATCAACAATGCGGGGAACGTGCCCGCGACGCTGTTTGTGTGGACCACGGGCGGCGCGGCCCTGTCGAGCACGACGATCGCCAATGCCACCAACGGAAGCGGATGGACCATCAATCTGGCGTCGATCGGAGTGTATAGCATCGACATCGATCCCGCGGCTTATGCGGCGGTGGCCCACGGCGGATCGACCGACTATTTTGATCTGATCACACCCGCCCAGCCGGGCAAGTTGTGGCTGACGTTGAATCCCGGCGACAACAGCCTGACATCGTCGAGCGCGGGAGGAACGTCAACGGGCTGGGAATTTCGGTGGTATGACACGTGGGTGATGTGATCTTGTGTCGCACCCGAGTGCTTCTGGCGGGTGCCTAGTGGATGCCCGACAGAAGCATTGGGGCATGACGAGATAAACGATGATTATTGCGGGCTTCGGCGATACCGTTGGCGGCATGTATACCTTCCCCACGTCGATGATGGACGATGATCATCGCGTGGCGCTGCCGTCTGCGACGAAGGCCATGCCGTTGACCAGCGGAGTGTTGGATGTGCGCGGTACAAACCGCAATCGGCGCGCCGCGCAGACCATCGGCAAGGCATTCGTGCTGACCCAAGACCCCGTGGCGATCTACGCGGCGGGCACCGACCTGAACTATTCATCAAGCACGCACACGGACACGCTCTCGCATGGCAACATCGCGCCGGGCACGCTGATCATCCATGACTCATTTGGTTTAGGAACGGACGACGGCGCGGGCCTGCTGTATGATTCGACGGCTGCACCGCGCGGCACGATTGACTACAACACGGGCACCTATACCGTGTATGCGGACTTTTTCAACAACATCAATTCGTTCTCCTACTCCTACCGATCGGGCTTCACCGATCCGTGGGTGACGCTGGGCACGGCGTTGGACGCCCTGCGGCTGGCCACCATCGGGCAGGACAAGAGCAAGTTGTGGGCGTTGGAGCGCGGCGGCACGTATCGGTGGACATGGGCGAAGTGCATCAAATTCAAAGCGCCTGAAAAGGTGGGCGCGCTGCACCATTGCGAGGTCTCGCTGTCTTTCCGCGTGGATGATCCGATCTGGTACAGCGAGAATGCGCATACCGGATCGCTGGCGGCGGGCACGAATGCGCTGACCAATGCAGGCAACAGCATCACGCCGGTGATCGTGCGCCTGACGGCCGTCACAGCGCCGTGTACGGCCTTCGAGTTTCGCAACCTCGACGACGTGAATCGCGTGACGTTTGCGGGCAGCGTGGCCACGGGAAAGGTGTTCACCGTCGATGGCGGAAAGCGCTCGGCAACGAATGACGGCGCGGCGGCTTATAGCACCATCACGAAGGTGGGCACGGGGCCGTGGTTGTATCTTCCGGCGGGCGTGAGCGGTATCAAGTGGCAGAGCAGCACGGGTGGCGCGCCGACGGCGACGTATGAATATTATGATGCGTGGGTGATGTGATGGATGCCCGACAAAAGCACTCGGGCATGACGTTGATAGGGTGACAAATGGCTGAAAACGAGTTTTATATCGACCTGCTCGACAGCGCTGGCGCGAAGATTGGCGCGGGGCCGTTGGTCAACGTGATCAAAGCCTCATTCGGCGAAGCGCTCGATCGGGCCGCCGAATGCTCGATCGAGGTCCCCGCCACCGATCAGCGCGTGATCGATCTGCTGGCCAGCGCATCTTATGCGCGGCTGGTGGCATCGGACGGCTACACGCGCACGGCCATCATCAAGACGCGCACCACGCGCGTGGCGGCGCCGCCTACGATCACCATCGGCGGCTATGATCTGGTGGCGGAGTTAGGTCAGTTCACGTGCGGCTGGCTGGCGGACTATAAGACGAATGCGGGCGGCGGCATCTATGGCGACGATGCGAATACCTACGTGCTGCCCGATTTGATCGCAAACACGGGGTGGAGCAGCGGCACGATCGATGCGGGGCTGGGCCGCTACGTGGGCACGTTCGATGGTAAAACTCGCCTAGCTGCGCTCGATTTGCTGCGCAAGAGCAAGGGCAAGCACTTCCGACAGGGCGCGACGGAGCGCACGCTGGATTTTGGCGCGTTCGGATCGAGCAGCGGCTTTCGGTTGATCCAAGTCGAGCGCGTTCTCCGCGCGCAAGATGCCAACATCACGATCGGGCTGATCGAGTCGTTGGAAGTGTTGGAAGATGACGGCGACATCGTCAATTTGATCGTGCCGTTTGGGGCCGGCCAGGATGGCAGTTATTTGATCACGGCATCCAATGATTACGGCAAGGTGCGATTGAAAGACCTGGCCGAATCGGGCGGCAGCCCGGCGGCATATGCGGTGACGGACATTCAGGTGCGCGCGGGCATGCGGCATGGCGTCGAGACGACGGTCACAGCGGGCAGCACCAGCACAACGGTGCAGGTGGCCAGCACGGCGGGTATGGTCCAGGGCAGCAAGGTCTTCATCGGTGACAAGACGAACGCGCAGAACAACAATAACAACTGGAATCGATCGATCGCCAGCATCACGGACGCGACGCATGTGGTGGTCGATTTCTCGATCACGGTGTTCAACGGCGACAAGTTCATCACCAATCCGCAATACTATCTGTATGATTCCACGGCCTACGCGGCCAATCCGCGCGAGGCTTGCATCATATTCACGGACATCGACATCCCCTATCGCACACCCGCCGGGCCGGACATCAATCAATTCATCCCCACGGCGTATCTGCTCTATGAGCGGGCGAAGGCGTATCTGGCCGATCACAAAACCTCCCGCAAGGTCTATCGCGTGACACCCGCCAAGATTCCGACGACGCTGCGGCCCGGCATGACCATCCACGTGATCTATCACGGCCGCGTGACGCGCGACGGGGTGGCCTCGGAATGGGTGAACGTGGATGCGGCGCTCTACGTGTTGAACATCGTGAGAACGTACAACGGCGACGGCACGATCAGCAATAGCATCGAGGTGTCGGAGGTGAACCGACAGCGGCAGAGCGATGCGGAAATGCTGGCGCAACTGGCCAGCGGCAGCGGGGCGATGGCGGTGCGCGTGTGAAAGCGGTCCTGATCATTCTCATGGCGGCGTTACTGCTGGCGATGATCCTGAGCATTCCGACCGGCGCAGGCGCGCAGAGCGATAGTAGCCCGATCGCCACGCCGACGGCGCAGCCGTTTGACAGCCCGATCGGCACGCCGATGCCGACGGTGATTCAACTTAGCGCGTTCAGCGCGCATTGATGGAGGCGGTATGTCCAAATGTTTGAAGATGAAGAGCGCGACGATCAGCAATGCGGCGAAGGTGGCGGGCACGACGATCACGCTGCGCCGCGGCGACACGGCGACGATTCAATTGACGGAGCTGGGCAACATTAGCGCGCGGACTAAGTTGTGGTTTACCGTGAAGCGGTCCACGGCGGAGACCGACAGCGCGGCGATCATTCAGGTGACGGAGGCGGGCGGCCTGGTCACGCTCAACGGCGCGGCCTCGACGACGGGCAACGGCGCGATCACCATCGATGATGCCGTGCTGGGCAACATCACGATCAGCCTGAAGCCTGCGGCGACGATGCAGCTCAACCCGGCCAACGGTCTGCACGCCGATGTGCAGATGCTGACGGTGTCCGGCGTGACGACGCTCACGGCGATGGACGTGGTGATCGAGGCGGATGTGACGCTGGCGATTGCGTGAGCGGTTGACCCTCACCCCTAACCCCTCTCCCAATGGGAGAGGGAACCGGCCCGATCGGGGAGAGACGATCGGGCCGGGGTGTTTCCTGTGACAGGAATGGTTAGGTTTTCTTAATGGGTTTTTCCGTGGCACGCTTGCGCTTGATTCGATTTTGTTCCTGATCTTCAGCCGGATCATAGGTGGCCGAGACGAGCAGCCAACCCGTGAACGCATTCAGCGGCGCGAATTGCAGAATCTGATTACATCGCCAGTCGTTGAAGTCCATGTCGAGGTCGCCCAGATAATACCCGACCTGCGAATTGATGAGGTCGGTTAAGTCCTGGGCATCATCGCCGTGAACCAGCAAGAGGATTGTGCGACGATCTCCACGAGTAACGAGTTGATCTTCGGTCGATTTGCGCATTGGGTTCGATCTCCTGTGATTGTATGTGATGGATTCAATGGGGCAGACACACGGGTCTGCCCCTACGATGTGATGTCTGCGGACATGCGGCGTTTACTTCTTGGCGTGCTTCTCTTTGAACACGTCACACTCTTTTTTCGTGACGCTCTGCCAGCCGTTTTTCTTTGCCCATTCGATCACCGCATTGGCGTCGCCGCCCTTCTTCACGGTAAGCTTCATAGTTGCCCAGTTGTTTCCTTCTTCGGTGATGAAATACAAAACGCTCATTGTCGTTTCCCCCAAGAAGGAACGTACACACATTTCGAGTCATCGCCTTCGCAGCCGCATGGGCATTCATCATCATCGTCTTCCTCATAATCCCACTCGCTCATGGACAGGGCCAGGTCCTGCGGGATAGAGATTAAAACATCTTCGGCCAATACCGGGACGCCCGCCGCGCCGATATCGATCGCGACCTGGTCGCGTTGAATTGCGAACCGTTCTGCGATGTGATCGATCAAGCGAGCACGTTCGTCATCTGTAAGCGTGGCGAGGTCAAGAAAGTAGGCCATGACACCGGGCTTGCCTGGAACATTGATCGCTAGCGGAAACGGAGACTTAAGCGGGATATCACGCAGCCGGCCAAATACTTTTTGCCAATCGGCGGCGCGTGGACTGGTTTCGAGAATGGTAGCAGTGGTCATTGTCGTTCTCCTGAATCGGGTAGCATGTTTGAAACGTGCTACCCGATTCGCTTAGATCATCAGGTTATCCAGAGAGGCTTCGATGGCGGCGGTGTCGTCGATGGGACCGGAGGCCGTGACCAGGCCGCCCGCGCGCAGTGTTTGCTTGATGGTGGCTGCGCCATCGCCGCGCTCGGTGTGCGCTTTTAGCGCCAGCAGATCATCATCTTCACCTTCAATGAGGGTGAGTTTGATCTGCCAGATGTGGCGGCCGCTGCGACGTGGGCGTGGCATCAGTCCGCCAGATACTTGGTGAGTGAGCCGTGCAGCAGCGCCAACATCTCCGGGCTGCCGGTCAACCGATCGAAGTCGAGCGAGCCGACCGGCCGACCGAACTGGTGCGCGCTGTTGCCCACGTAGAAACTGCCGCGATCGTTGACGATGTGCAGCGGCCGCTTGCCGACCTTGAGGCCGATCTGCTTGCCGATGGCTTTCTGGCCATTGGTGGCCACGGCCGACTGCATAACGAGCGGGCCGCGCTTGCCGTACAACTTGATCGAGCCATAGCCCGCATCAAAGGCCAGCAGATTGGCGGGATTGTCGCCCGTCTTGGCGGCTTTCATGGCGGCGTATTTATACAACCCGCGCGCCGTGCTGATGACGGGATCTTCCGGCACGATGGCTTTGCCATTGAAGCGCTTGCGAATCGCCTCTTGCATCAGCAGCGCGCCACCCCCAACGACGACGACGATGCCAAAGCGGCGGAAGAAGTTTGACCAGCGCGCTTCGATCAGGCCCATGACTTCGCGGGTCCAGATTGGCAAGGCCTGCGCGGTGTCGAGCGTGCCGGCACGCAGGCGGTCGTCGAGTTCCGCCAGGGTGTAAAGGTTGTCACGGTTGGCCAGGTCGAGCAGGCGACGCACGCCCAACGTCTCGCCAGCGGTGAAGCGCTCGATCGGCGAACCGGCTGCGACCACCAACAGATCGACGGTGTTCATGCCCAGCCCGACGATGCCGATCTCGCCGCGAAACAGGGCGCGCTTGTCGGGCGGCATTTCCCCGGACATGGTCAGCAAGTGATCGAACATCGCGCCGACAGGTTGCGAGGCGATGATGGTGTCGTCGATCGTCACGGCATACTCCAGACCATCGGCGGTCCAGGTGTGCGACCCGGTGAGGAAGGCGCGAACGGCGGCGCCAGTGTCGGCGGCTTCCGCGCCCATGAGCGTGCCGATGGGCAGTCCGGCGTACAGTTTGAGGTTGGTGCGTTTGGCGGTCATGTGAGTTCTCCTAAAGTGTTTCGATTTGATCGAGCATGGATTCGAGTTGCGCTTCGCGTTGGGCAGGTGAGGCACGACGGCGGGCGCGTTTGATCTTGATGATGTTTATGGTGGCATAGCCCCAGATAGTCAGGACTGCGCCAGCGAGCAGCGGGATGATGATGGTGAGCGGGTTGGTTGATACACCCTCACCCCGGCCCTCTCCCAACGGGAGAGGGAGCGAGGGTGCGGCGACGGTGGGCATGGGGGCGGGCGTGGCGACGATGACGGATTGTGGATTCCCGACAGAAGCATTCGGGAATGACATCGATGCGGTAGAGATGGCGTTGGCCAGTGTGGCGATGACCAGGCCTGCGACGATCGCGATGAACGTCCACTTGATCAGGAAGCGCTCGACGCGGCCGCTGCCACCGGTGCTGCTGTCGGTGCGTTCGGTGGTGACGCTGGTGCTGTTGTTTTGCACGACGCTGATCTGCCGCTTGCTGAGCAGGTAGACGACGCCAATCACGCAGGCCAGGGCGAAGCCAAACATCAGGGCTAGGATGGTCATGATGTTACTCATGGCGGACTCCGAAGCGGATGACTTTGTGATCGGCGGTGACCGTGCAGAGTAGACCGTTTCGATCGAGATACAGATCGGGCGTGATGAGATGGTTGCGTCGCTCGATCATCAGGTAGATGTGCCAGAGCAGGCGGGCGATAGCGTGATAGATGGTGTTCATGCTACCCCCCTACTCCCCCGGCTCTTCATCGACGGGCTGGGCGTCTAAAATTGCCTGGGATTCGCCCGCCCACCCGCCCGCCCGGCCCTCCCGAGACTGGGGGAGGGGGATTGAGAGCGCTTCGCACGCTTCTTCCAACGTCTTGACCGGGCCTTGTTTCATGTCCCAGAGACCGGCATTGCTGAGAATGGCGCGAAACGAATCGTAACGTTGGCGGCCGACAGTCAGCGTCTTTGCACCGGGATCGAGCAGGCGGCACCACTCATCGCGCTTGTGCTGCTCGCCGCTGAAGGCGCGATAGACGAAGTCATTCAGCCGTTCGTTGTCGTCGATGATGTGATTGCTGTTGCCCCGCGCGCTGCCGTGGTTGGCATAGATGACGCGGCTGCTGCGCTTGGCGCGGGCGAGTTCATCTTTGACGCGGGCGAGTTCTTCTTCGAGTTCCTGGGCGTATTCGGCGCGGCCCCGATTCTTGTCGGCTTCTAGTTTGGCCAGTTTCAATTCATGCTTTAACTCGCGTTCGCGCACGCCGATCTCGATGGAGTTGCCTGCGAGCGGGTCTTTGAGTTCGCGGATCAGGCGCAGCACGATGAAGGCTGTGGCAAAGATGGAGCAGCCCAGCGTGATGAAGGCCAGCACGATCGGCCAGTTGTCGGAGAGCGTGTATGAGATGTTCTCGACGACGACGATCTGCCAGAGCAGGGCGATCCAGATCGGCCATGAGTTGACGATCAGGTTAAGGCCGATGCGGGCCGCGTCCGGGCGGCGGGTTTTGGTCGGATCGAGTTCGACCGGATGCCAACGACTGAAGCGCAGCAGGCCATAGATCGCGCCACAGATGCCGGTGATGGTGAATAGATCGTACCAGGCGGAGGTCGTCATCTGGCTGCGAATTGCCAGATACAACAGGCAGAGCACAACCGACGGGATGATGGTCAGCAGCAGCCATTGTTCGACGGCGGTGCGGTTGCCGTTGTCTTTGACGACGGTCTTGACGGATGGTTCGCGGATGACGGGGATGGAGTCGGCCATATGTTTTGGATCCTCACTATATTGGGATTTCATTGGCTCTCCAGCGGCGTGGTATACTGCGGTGAGACCACGCGCCGGATAGGTCGGCGATTGGTTAGGTGCGCTCGATCGGACTCGACCCGATCGGGCGCACTGTCGTTGTTACAGTCCGCGCACGTGCGCGGGTTCGATGATGACGGCGGCGGCCAGGCCGGTGACAAATTCTGAGCGGACGGCCAGGCGCGCGCCGACGATGGTCTGAAACGGGCCGACGAAGTTGGTGTCACCGGCGGGCTGGCGCAGGCAGCCGGACCAGCCTTTCGGGTTGTCGCGCCAGATGAGGCCGGTGCAATCATCGGACAGGCGAAAGGTTTCGTGTACGGTGGCGGGTGCGGTTGGGTAGATGGGCATGGTGTTCTCCTGGTGGATGCCCGACACGCTTCGCGCGTTCGGGCATGACGGTCAAAATAATTTGAGCACGGTCCATGATGCAGAAAGCATGATCTGCTTATGCTCCTGGACTTCAATTGGTTCTGGTTTGGTGGATGGTTTATAACCGTCGGGCAGATAGTTGAAACAAGTTAGCCATTCTTGCACATCGGGAACACGATTGACGCGCCAGGTGCGCAGCGTGAATTTAGTCGGCGCGGAGTTGATGAGCACCACGAGGCCGCGGGGCAGGGTGATGATCTTAGGAGCGGCGTCTGCTTCGCTGGCACTGATGAGATGAACCAGGATGGTGGTCAGGTTTTGTTCGCTCATGCTGATCTCCAGACGGTGAAGCGCACGTCGGTGTGCTGGCCGATGATGCCGGTGACGATGCGCTGCGCGGTGGTTTTTACACGAGTGTCCCACCACTCACGGGCATTCTCGTTTTGAACGGCGACAGTGATGGTGTCATTGGTGTAGTCGATGCCGCAGGTGTTCTTAACCCAGGTATCAAAGGTGGCGCGGGTCATTTGAAGTTGCAGTTCACCTTGCGCCGCTTGCCAGATTTTGATCGGGTTCTGGAAAATAGGCACACCGTCAAACGTCGGCAGCGGATTCGATGGCGGTTCAACTTTCTCCGGTTCGGAGATATTCTCCGGGTCGTCGTTGCCCTCACCCCAGCCCTCTCCCACTGGAGAGGGAGCAGGGGGAATGTCACCATTGATGGCACAGGTGAGCGCGTAGTTTAGCGGTCCCCATTTGCTGCGGAACGGTTCGCCTTTGGCCGTCTTGCCTTCGAGCGTCCAGTGCTGAAGCCAGGCATCTAGCAGGGCGGCGGTGCAGAGCGGGCTGGCCAGCGCGGCGCGACGTTTGTCGCCGGTGACCTGGTGCGAATCGAGCCAGGAGATTTTCTGCTGCTGTTCTTCTTCGATGATCGATGATCGATCAATTGATTGATGATCGATCATCGATCGATTAGAAGATAGATCAGGGCGGAGATTTTCTCCGGCAGATTTCTCCACAGATGTGGGCGAGTTATCCACAATGGTCGTCGTCAGCGGTTGGGCCGGTGAGGCGCTGGTTAGAAGCAGCGCCGGGGAAGCGGCCGTGGAAGCGATGAGCGACGTGAGGGCCTGGCGGCCGATGTCGGTGATGCGCCAGTGATCGGTGCCGGTGTGACTGGCGTAACCGTAGGTCCATAGATCGGCGAGAACCGGATCGAGCGTCTTGCGTTTGTCGCTGACTTTGAAGCGATAGGCCAGGCGCTCGCCGCTGATCTGCTGTGGAAAAAGTTGGTGCATGACGATGAGGCAGAGCGTGCCCAGCAGCGTGATCTTGCTGGTGAGTTCACGGCAGGCAACATCGTCGGGATCGTGGCGGTCGATGAACGCGGTCATTTTCGTTTCGGCTTAGCCTGTTTAATTTCGACGGAACCGTTCAGGCGCGCATCCCAACCGGCGGGCAGTTTGACTTTGCATTGATGCGCGAAGTCGGCCAGGGCATCACGCACTTGTTGGTTGCATTCCGGTTTATAGTCGCGGAACCAGGATGGACCAACATTGTCGGCGATGTCCCAGAGCAGCGTGCCAATCAGCGAATCAACGATCTGCGGCTGGGTGGCCTTGTTGGCTTTGAGATTCTTCTCCAGATCCTCGCGATGTTTCTTGCCAAACAATTCGCCGATCGCGTAAGTGTCACGATCGATCAGGCGGGCACCGATCGCGGGTGTCAGCGTGAGCGTCGAGCGGAAGTAAGGCAGCATCTCCAGAACGGTGGCTTTAGTGTTCTTCATCAGTTTATCGAAGCCGTCACGCAGAACTGATTCTTTCTCGGCTACTTTCTTGGCAGTGGCCTGCTGCGATTTGGCGGTGGCGGGTTTCTTCTTGCCCAGGTCTTTGGCGATGGATTCGAGCGTGTGACCATCGGCCAGCGTGATGTCAACGCAATCGCTGCCCGTGATCTGCCTGCGCCAGTAGTCGCCATTGCCACCTTGCGGCGCAACGGACAAGAGCAGAATGCCGGCATGTTTCTGTTTCAGTGCGGTGGCCAATAGATCGGCTGTATCACCTGAGAAGGATGTCTTCGGATCGCCGACGAGGGGCTTGCCGGTTTCAGCAATGGTGGCTTTGAATTTTGCTGCCACCTCGCGGGCTTGTTGCTGGCTGAACAGTTCTGCCTTTGCGCTATAGCAAGCGGGCCGCAGACAGTAATCGGTGTAGCGACGTTTGTGCAGGAACTTGCAGCCCGTGCACTTGGGCAACTGCATGGGAGTGCCACCCACGTCGACGGACACTGCCGGATCCCAGTCGAGCGTAAAGACCTGGGGATGCACATTCAGGCGCGGCGCGTATTTGTTGAGCAGATCGACCAGCCCAGAATCCAGATAGGCTGAGGCGTCGCCGGGAGTTTGAGCCGTGCTGATCCGGTTGGCCAGTTCGATCAGTTTATTTTCGGGCACGAGGGTGGCCAGCGGGATCATCTCGCGGGCGTAGCGCTCGGGCAGATCGCCGGTGGCGACGTGGGCCTGCACGCCGGCGGGCAGCCGCAAGAGGCGCAATAGATTGCTAACGCTGGCCTGGTCTTTCAGGCCGAAGAGCGTGGCGGCTGCAGCCTGCGTCGCGTCGAACTTGGTCATGTAGAGTTGCAGGGCTTTGGCGCGCTCGATGGCATTGAGATTCTCGCGATCATCATTCTCGACGATCGCGGCGGCGAACATCTGCCGATCGTCCATCTCGCGAATGTCGCAGGGCAAGGGGCTGTCGCCGTGCGCGATCTTCCAGGCCGCGGCGCGGCGATGGCCGAAGATGATCTGATAACGGCCGCCCATGATGGGCCGAACCGCAGGGGCTTGCAGCAGCCCGTTGGTCTGGATGTCTTCGGCCAGGCGATTGAGCGCGACGGGGTCCATGTCGAGGCGCGGCTGGTAGGGATTGGGTTCGATGAGCGATTGCTCGAGGTAGGTGGTCATGGAGTTACCCTCTCCGATTGCATGTCTGCGGACATGTGACCCTCACCCCGACCCTCTCCCAAAGGGAGAGGGCGACGCGGGAGTGACGAGACGAGACAGAGACGATAGATGGGCAGGTTGATGCCACCGGTGCGATCGAAGGTCTTGCGATCGCACAAGGTGACATGCGCTTCGCCGGTGAGGTGGCCGTCGCGATCGGCGGATAGGCCGACGTAGCGGCAGCGCGAGCCGGTGTCCTGGGCTTGCTCATCGAGGATGGCCAGTAAAGCATTGAACGGGAAGGGCGCGAGCGGCGCGCCATCGGTGATGGTAGGCATGTCAGTCTCGGATCTGATCGGCGATCTTGCACTTGTGTTTGCCCTGCTTGTAAGCGGGGATCGATGCGCCGCAGGATTGGCACGGTTCGCGCTCTGGCAGTTTGCGCTGTTTCACCGGGCCGCGACGGCCGCGCTTCTTGCCCGTTTCCGTTGGCGAGGGAGCGTGCCTGTTGCCGTTGGGCGCGGGCTTGATGAGCAGATCTCGCAAGGTGTCGATGAGCGGATCGGGATCGTTGAGATAGGCTTCGATCTCCGTATCGTCGATGACGAGGGTGTGGACTTTGATCGTTTTGATTCTGGTATTCGTTTCCATGTGGTGTTCCTCGCAGATGCAGCAGATGGTTGGATCGGATTTGGAGCGCCCGAGTTCGAGCGGGGCGCGATCGAAGATCAGGGTGCAGATGCGGCAGGCGTCCATTGGGCCTATTGGCAGTTTGGCCGCCAGAAGATGACCGGCTTGTGTGCGGCGTCCGGCTTGTTCAGTGAGACGATGGTCGGGCGCGTGTAGAAAGCGCGCAGATATTCATCGAAGGCGGGGGTGTTGATGGCCGGCACGCCGGGGTTCATGATGATGACGTCGCTGGGCAGTGTTAAGGTTTCGACGTGTTCGATGACGGCCGGGTTTCCGTGCTTATCGAGCGTGACGATGCGAATGCTGGGTGGCATGTTGACTCCCGTGCTATAATCAGTTTGTTGATGGTTGGTGTGAGCGGCTGTGCGGTGATGCGCGTGGCCGCTTTGTCGTTGGTGACCGGCCCGATCGACGGCGGCGGAAGCCCAGTCGGGCGATTGGTCGGGTGTACGGCTTTCGGTTTGCGGATTAAATTGATCGATCTATATATGCTTCGCGGCTTACCTCCTAACTTTTTGGGTCGGGCTTACGTCTGATCGGCATCTTATCTGGAGGCCTATCATGGTGGATCGTGTTGCTGAGTGGATAGACTGGCTGCGCATTGCGAGCGCGGCGACGACGGTGGTTGCCTATGAGTGGGAACTTCGGGCCGTCGAGAAGTTCTTTGCCGATCGGTCGGTGACGGAGTTGAAAGCGGCGGACCTGGCACGCTACATCGCGCACCGGCGGGCGATACAGAAGTGCGGTGATGCGACGATTCGCCGGACCGTCAATGCGTTGAAGGCGTTTTACAAGTTTGCGTTGGGGAGTCGAACCTCACCGGCGAGGAATTTGCCGGTGCCTAAAACGAAGAGTAAGAAACAGCGGTCCCTGAGTTGGTCGCAGGTGGAGGCGTTGATGCTGGCCTGCGATACATCGACGGCGCGCGGCCGGCGGGACCTGGCGATCGTGTGCCTGCTACTCGACAGCGGGCTGCGCGAAAGCGAGGTGTGCCGCCTGACGGTGGCGGATGTGTCGATGGATGAGCGGCGGCTGACGGTGCAGATTAAGGGCGGCAACGACGGCGACGGGATCTTCAGCCGCGATACTCAAGCGGCGCTGTCGGCGTGGCTAGCCCTGCGGCCGCATTACGCTGCGCCGGGTGTGCCGAATTTCTTTGTGTCGATCGGCGGGACTAAGCCCGGCACGCCGATCACGCCCAGCGGGTTGCGGGTGATCTTTCGGCGGCTGGGTGCGGCGGCCGGGTTTGAGAAGTTGTCGCCGCACGATCTGCGTCGATCGTTCGCGACACTGTCCAGTAAGTTGGGCGCGCCGACGCGGGTGCTTCAGGTGGCGGGCCGCTGGGAGAACATCGAGATGGTGGCCCATTACACCCGCAATCTGGAGGCGGATGACTTTGCGCGCTACAGTCCAGTCAGTCATGCCCTGAAGCCAAAACCTTGAAGCTTAAACATTACGGTTAAGCTTCAAGCACTCAAAAACGCACTGGTTAAGGTTGCAGCCAGCTGTACCAATGGGTTTTGGGTTCAAGTCCCAACAGGCTCACTCAGTGACAACCTCTTCGCGATGGCGCGGATGCGTGCGTGATCGCGGAGAGGTTAGGGCCTGGCTCATGGGGGCAGCGCGTGAGGACTACGCGCCGGTGGGGTTCGATTCCCTAAAGGCTATGTACGGTATTCAGTTTTTAATGTGCTGGTCGCTCTTCACAACCGCCAAGTCACAAAGAGCAGATCAGTCCTTGTCAGGACTGGATGCCGTTAAGCGCGATCGGTTTTAGGACCGGTCGCGCTTTGCTTTTACTTGAGTCTCAATGCGTTCGATGGATTCGAGCGTGATGAGGTAGTAAGCAACCGGGGCATCCACTAATCGGGCAGACAAACGGCCGTCTTTGATCATATTCAAGACAGTTTTCGGAGTTCGATGAAGTCGTTCGCTGGCTTGTTTGATTGTCACTTCGATCGCGTCGGTCATGTGTCGTTCCTGATTAGCGTGCCGTCAGTATATTACTAAGTCTGGTAATCTGTCAATAGGGAAAGCGATCTTTTAAGCATTTACACGCTACCGTGTAAGAAATGAGCGTTATGGCTAACATTATCCGCTGGCAGGGCGATGACACGTTCGAGCAAGAGGTGGTCGGAGAGTCGCACTATCAGGAATCGCTGCACAAGTTGGCAGGCGGTGAACGTCGCAAATACACGACGGCGCGGCTGGTGTGCGAGTCTGATAATAAGTTCGATGCTCAATCGGTGCGCGTTGAGATCGGGGGTAAGACGATCGGTCACCTGTCACGCGAAGATGCGCGGGCGCATCGGGTTTTGTTACGGAAGTCCGGGCAGGGCGGCGCGATCGTCGAACTGCCGGCGGTGATCGCCACGGGTGAGCGCGATGTCAGCGGGGTCTATTTGAGCGTGACTGAGGCGGATGCCAGGGCGATGCTTGCGCCAAAGGCGAAGGTCATAAAGCCGGTGGGTGCAGCTAAGCCGATCGGGGATCGCGTGATTATCGGGCTGGTAATCGCGCTGGCGGTCATCGGCATCACGCTGATGGTGATCGGGTTTGGGGGCGGGGGCCGATCGGGCGTGCAGCCGACGGCGACGAAGGGCAATCTGTCGGACTATTTGAAGACGCATCCGATCGTGACTGTGGTGCCGTGATCGGCTGAATTGCGGAAGGTAAAAGGCTCGGAGAAATCCGGGCCTTTTTTATTGGGAGGTTGACGGCAATGCTATAATAGGTTTATCCGGTAGCGTGTAAAGCAAATTTGGAGGGCACATGGAACCTTTGGCAATCGCGGCGTTTTTGAGCGTGGTGGCGAATCGACTGGTGGAAGCGTTGATCGTGCCGATCTTCGACAAAATGCAGTGGGACAAGTTCTGGCTGCTGTATGTGGCGTGGGTGGTGGCCGGCGCGATCGTGGCAGTGAGCGGCGTCAACATCTTCGGAGCCTACATCGAGAATGCGCTGGCCGGGCAGCTGCTCACCATCGTGGTCGCCGGCGGCGGCAGCAATTTGATCGCCGATCTGTTTCAACCTAAGAAGGCTTAACCCAGCGGTTAAGCCTTTGCTGTTGGTAGCGATGACGGCCTATGATCCGGGCAGCGATCCAACGTATCGCTTGACCCGTCGGCAGCGCGAGATTCTTGAGATGTTGGGCTGCGGGCTGGCCAATAAGCAGATCGCGCTTCAGTTGGGCATCCATTCGCAGACAGTGAAGAATCACATGGCGCGCGTGCGCCGGAATCTGGGCGCGCAGACCTCGATGCAGGCGCTGCGCATTGCGATCGAACGGAAGTTGATTGAGATATGTTGAGGGAGATTCATTAGTGGCGACGCAAGATGTGGTGACGTTGGTCGGAGCATTGGGCTTTCCGATTGTGCTGGTGCTGGGCTTGCTATGGTTTGTTAAGCGCGATTTCTGGCCGTGGTACGTGAAATATGTGGCAGAGCGTACAGCGGCCCAAGACGCCCGGCACAAGGATTACATCAAGACGATTGAGCGCAGCAATGAAGCGATCGATGCCTTAGTCGGTCTGATTACGCGGATCGACACGCGACTCGAAGATCACACGCGGCGACTGGGCATCATCGAAGCGGCGGCCCGTGCGGCCGCTGCCATGCGGGGCAGTTGATAGATGGCGATCGGCGGATCGCGGGCGAGGGTGGATCGCCAGGGCAAAATGGGGCCTCTCCTGACATCCTCGCCCGATCTGCCGTATGTGTTCGCACCGCCGGAAGTGCGCGACGGTGCGCTCGACGAGTGGGCGATCGTATGGCTAGCGCTCATGGGGATCGAGATGGTATCCATGCCAATTCGACAAGGCTGCGCTAATCCCGATTTGATCGTGGTGGTGATTTCCCTGGCGGGTTTCGTCGGCGCGATTGTGATGACGCTGATCATCACGCGGACGGCCTAGCATGCCACGCCAGCGGCCGCATCGATGCCACAAGTGTGGGACGGCATACACCTCGGCGCGCTGTCCGAAGTGCTACCCAAAAAATGCAAAACGATCGAGGCGCAGAGCGGCGCGCTCGATGGGCCGCAGTAAAAGAGGATCTCCGCTTCGCGTATACAGTATGCTATGTGATCCAATCGTTGCCAGCGGGGTTGTTGGTCATGCCGAACAAAGCGATGAAGGGATGCAACTATGCGGGCTGCCCAACCCTGATCGCGAAGGGTCGCTACTGCCCGGAACATCAGCCGATGTCCACGGACATGGAGCGGGGCAGTGCAGCCAGGCGGGGCTATGATGCGCGCTGGCGACGACTGCGGGATATGTTACTGGCCACGCATCCGATCTGCTGTGATCCGTATGGAATGCATCAACGGTGCGGGGTGATAGAGCTGGCAACCGACGTTGACCACATCATCCCCAGACGCGCCGGCGGGTCTGACAGTTATGATAATCTGCAAGCGCTTTGCCATCCTTGTCACTCAAGAAAAACCGCGAAGCAGTCGAGCGGGTGGGGCGGGGCGGTCAAAATCTCTACAGAGTCAGCGCTATAGAC